ACACGCGAGAGAACCGCTAGAAACACCAAGCACGACGACCGCGTCAAGCTAAAGGCACTCGCACACTTCGCCTCTACTGGCTCAGTCACGTCCACAAGCGAAGCCATCGGACTGCCAAAGTCAACACTTCAGGAATGGGTGACGAGCGAAGAGGGAGTGGAGCAAGTCGCACAAGTCCGAACCGCGCTACGCCACGCTGTAGCCGCCGATCTTGTGACGGTCACACGTAAGGCGATTGCTGAGACACTTGATCGCCTGGAGCACGGCGACGAAGTTGTGGTAGCCAATGGCGAAAAGATACGCCGGAAGGTTACGGCGAAGGATGCAATGTATATCGCAAGCAATGCCAACTCGATGCACCTCATGCTTACCCAGGATGCAAAGCAAGTTGCGAACGCCAACTTAAAGCAGCTTGCCAACGATCTGATAGAGGCAATGCGGGCAACTGACCCAGCAGCGCAAGCTAAGACAATCGAGCATGAGCTGCAGGCAATCGAGGCCGAACCGGTAGCGAATGCCGAGCCGAAGCTCAAGGCAGAACGTCGGAAAAATGCTAGGGGGGAGGGGGGTTAGACGTGAAGGAAAGTTGTCGTAATGCCCCATCTGTCGGCGCTGATATTTCCAAAGTTTTGACTTTATGAGAATTCTTGACCAGTACGTTACGGTGTCGTGTAGGGACTTGTGGTGGATGCTGCGGGATCGGTTGGAGTTACCTGAAGGATACGCGTTTGAGTCTTTTGAGATTGATGAGGGTGAGGTGACGATTCATTTGAGGCCGGAAGAGTGAGTGATTCTCGTAGGTTGTTTGACATTTTGACGAGTGACGGGATGGTTGCGGCGGTGACGCTTGGGTTGGTATCGCTGGAGGATCAGTTGTTTATGTTGAGGTTGTCGTACCAGATGGATGTAGAGGATTTGTCTGATCTGGAGACGGAAGCGTGACTTTCTAAAGGAGCCAAACATGGCAAAGAAGAAAAAGGGCGGCAAGGGTAAGTGCTGATGGGAAGAACAATCTCCAAAGCCACGATGATTGCGAGGGGTGAGACGGCTCGCATGGTTCAGCGTGAAGCTGAGCGGAATGTCGTGGCTGAGTCGGGGATTGTTTTGACGGCTGAGTTGATGGAAGCCTTTGTGAAGAGGTTTCTGGCTGAGAAGTTTGATGGGACGGTTCCGACGCCTCCGTTGCATCGGGAGATGTGGCGGGACTGTTGTGGTGATGACAAGTATGTTGCGTGGGCTGCGCCACGGGGTCATGCGAAGAGTACGAGTATCACCTTGAGTTTTACGTTGGCTGCTTGTTTGTTCCGGTTTCGGGACTTTGTGCTGATTGTGTCTGATACGTGGGGGCAGTCGGTTGAGTTTTTGCGGGACATAAAGACGGAGTTGGTTGAGAGCGATGAGTTGCGGGACGCTTTTAAGGTAAAGCGGTTGCTGAAGGACTCTGAGGACGATGTGATTGTGCAATGTGAGGATGGGCACAAGTTCCGCATTGTGGCGCGTGGCTCGGAGCAGAAGGTTCGTGGTTTGAAGTGGAACAACAAGCGTCCCAATTTGATTATTGGTGACGATCTTGAGGGTGACGAGCAGGTTGAGTCCAAGAACCGTCGTGACAAGTTCTTTAAGTGGTTGATGAAGGCGTTGTTACCTTGCGGTGCGGATAACTGTCTTTTTAGGGTGGTGGGAACGGTTCTTCATTTTGATAGTGCTTTAGAGCGGATTCTGAAAAACCCTACTTGGAAGTCGCGTCGTTACATGGCGCACAAGTCGTTTAACGATTTCTCGGAGATTTTGTGGCCCGAGAAGTTTTCTGAGGATCGGCTGAGGGAGATACGTCAGAACTACATAAACGAGGGTGAGAGCGATGGGTATTCGTGTGAATACCTGAATCAACCTGTGGCAGAGGGGGATTCGTTTTTCGATCCTGACTTTTATGTGCCGATGGAGGATTCGGATAGACGGCGGTATGGGACGTACTACGTTGGTTGGGATATGGCGGTTTCGACCAATCAGCGAGCCGACTACACGGTAGCGAGTGTGTTCAAGGTTGATCCAGACGGGTTTAAGCACGTTGTGGATGTAAGGCGTGGTCGATGGGACGCCTTACAGATTGTGGATGAGATGTTTGCGGTGCAGGAAGCGTATCAGCCAGCGTGTCACTTTGGGGAGCGTGGGCCGATTGATTCTGCGATTGCGCCGTTTTTGGATGCTGAGATGTTGCGGCGTCAGAAATACATCAACCTGGTTCGGATTTCGCGCACGAAGGACAAGATGACGTTTGCCAAACCCTTACAAGCCATGATGAAAGCGCGTCATGTGAAGTTTGATAAGAGTTTGACGGCTTGGCCTGATGTGGAAGAGGAATTGCGTCGCTTTCCGAAGGGGGCGCACGACGACATTGTGGACTCACTTGCCATTGTTGGGCATGGGTTGAGTGAGTTGGTTACGGACACGGAAGAGGATGTGCAGGAAGAAGAGTATTTCCGTGAATTTGGTCAACAAGAAACCGGCAGAAGTTCGGTCACGGGGTACTAAATGGACTTGAAATTTAAGGGCAAGGTCGAGGATTTGGCGGGGGAAGCCAACATTTTCTCGCTGATGAGCAAAGAGGACGTTCAAACGATTGCCCGCCATTGTAAAGAGGGGTACGACGAGGACGTAACGAGTCGGGGTGAGTGGGAACGGTGGAACGCTGAGGCGATTAAGCTCGCTTTGCAGGTCAAAGAGGGCAAATCCTTCCCTTGGACGGGTTGTTCTAACGTCAAATTCCCACTTTTGACCGTTGCTGCGCTGAATTGGCACGCAAAAGCGTATCCGGCGACGATCAACGGCGATAACGTCGTGAAAATGAAGGTCATCGGGAGTGATCCTGATGGGCAAAAGACGAAAAAAGCCCAACGGGTAGGTCGTCACATGAGCTACCAGCTTTTAGAGACGACAAATTGGGAGGAGCAAACCGACAAAGCGTTGTTGGTACTCCCGATTCTCGGAAACGTGTTTAAGAAAACCATCCGAGACAACAACCGCCGAGTGAATTGCTCGGATATGGTGATGCCGCAGGACTTGGTGGTGAACTACTACGCCTCGGATTTGGAGTCCGCGCAGCGCGTTACCCACAAGTTCTCAATGAGTCCCAACGATGTTCGTGAAAACATCCTTGCGGGCATCTTTATCGACGTAGAAGCGAATCCCCAAGAGGACTCCCCTAACCCACTAGACGCTGCGAGAGACAAAGCGCAGCACGTTTCGGCTCCGTCGCGCGTGATGGATTTCAGCATGGCAGAGCAATCTTGCTGGCTGGATTTGGATGGGGATGGGTACAAAGAGCCGTATGCCGTGACGTTTGACCGTGTAACGGGTCAGGGTTATCGGTTATTGGCTCGGTACTACACAGAAAGCATTAAGCGTGTCAAAGCGGGTAAGTTTGCGGGACAGATTCAGCGGATCGAGGCTGAGAACTACTATACAAAGTTCGGATTCATTCCTAGCCCTGATGGTGGTTTTTACGATCTGGGTTTTGGTGTCTTGTTGGGGCCGATTAACGAATCGGTCAACACCGCGTTCAACCAGATTTTTGACGCGGGGACGATGAAAACACTTGGCGGCGGCTTCTTGGGCCGTGGCGTCAAGATGAAAGCCGGAGAAACCTCATTCCGTCCCGGCGAGTGGAAGCCTACTGACTCAACAGGGGTTTCCCTGAAGGACAACATTGTGCCGCTCCCTGTGGGTGAGCCGTCAATGATCCTGCTGGAGTTGATTAAGTTCCTCGTTGGGTACGGTGAGCGTATCGCGGGCGCTTCAGAGATCGAGATGGGTCAACTGCCGGATAACGCGAAAGCGGGTGCGGTTGATACGGTCAACGCCAACGGGCAAAAGATTTTCAACGCGACTTATAAGCGCGTATGGCGGGCGTTCAAAAACGAGTTCAAGAAACTCTATCGCCTCAATCAGATTTTCATTACGTCCGATGGGTACATGGACAACGAGCAATATTTTGAAATCACAAGCGATGACTATTCGCTAAGTGATTCCGGTATCTGCCCCGTTGCTGATCCGAACGTCATTTCCGATTCGGACAAGCAATCTCAGGCTGCGCTTATTGCTAACCGCGCCTCTACCGCACCGGGCTACAACGTGTATCTCGCGGAAAAGACGTTGTTGGAAGCGTACTCGGTTCCGAATATCGACAACCTTCTGCCTGATCCACAAGGGCCGAATGCGATCCCTGCTGGCCCGAACCCGCAGATGATGGAAATTGAACTCAAGCAAGCGAAGCAATCGCTAGAAGAGGCGAAATTCCAAGCTGCTCAACAACAGTCGGTTCTTGAGTTGCAGATGGAGATTGGTGAGTCTCAAGCGCGTATGCAGAAGTTGCAAGCCGAAGCCATTTTGATTTTGAAAGAGGCTGACAGCACGGAAACAGACCAAAAGATTGCGCTGATTAACGCGCAGATTGGCGCGGAAAAGCTACGGAGTGACCGTCTATTTACGGCGGCAGAACTGATGATAAAGGCGAGAAAAGATGGACAGAGACGAGTGGGTGTCGTGGACGCAGCAAGAAGCGACGATTGAGTTTTTCAAGTGGCTGAAGGCTGCTAGAGAAGAGACAAAAGAAGCGTGGGCGATGGAGGCATTCGTTGGTAAGGATATTCAGTCCCAAGCCGTAGAAACTGCCGCCGCACTAGGCGGTATCCGGGTAATAGACAGCATTTTGAATAAGGAGTTTTTGCCAGATGAACCAAAGCGGGATACACCCTAAAGGGTATTCGGTACTTGTCAAGCTAGACCCCATCAAGCCAATCAGTTCGATTTTGGCGATGACGGAACAACAAGAAGCCGAAGCGTACTTTTCACAGACGAAGGCGACGGTGATTGAAATCGGGCCGTTGGCGTGGATTGACGAAGTGGTGGACGGGCAAGTTGTTCCTCGCTGCAAGGTCGGTGACAAGGTTTTGATTAAGCGGTATGCCGGTGAAACGGTAGACGGGCAAGACAAGGACGAGAAAGGCAAGCCGGTTCAATACCGATTGCTTGGTGACAAAGATATTTTTGCAATTAGGAGCGAATAATGGTTGACACACTAGCAGATACTGTGGTATCGTCGGACAGCGTGACGGATGCGCCGGATGCTGTTACTCCGCAATCCGGCTCCGAGCCAAGCAATGAACCCGACTACGCTGCCCTAGCGAGTGAAATGGGTTGGACGCCAAAGGAAAAGTTCCGTGGCGATCCTGAGAAGTGGGTGGATGCAAAGTCCTTTTACGAAAAAGGACAGCACGTCCTCCCCATAGTCAAGTCAAAACTCAAAGAAGAAACCGCTGCGCGGTTAAAACTTGAGGCCGAGCTAAAGCAGACCCGGCAAGACACCATTGCTGTCAAAAAGCATATGGAAAAGCTGGCTGCAAGAGAACGTGCCGAGCTTGCGGCAGAGATTCAAAAACTCAAACAAGAGCGCATTGAAGCCATCCAAGACGGAGATGGCGTTCGTGTGGATCGTGTTGAGAGCCGCATTGAAGAACTCAAGGCTGCACAAGAGCAAGTTAAAGAGGTTCCGCAAGCGCCTCAAGAAGCCAAGCAAGAGGTTGATCCTGCCTACGCTGAGTGGGTGAAGGAAAACAAGTGGTATCAGTCCGATACCGTGATGACGGCTTATGCCAACGCCCGTGCTTACGAGATGAATCTTGGTGGGCGTACGCTGCAAGAGACGCTCAGAACGATTGACGAAGAAATCCGCGAGCGTTTCCCAGAAAAGTTCCAAGACAAGTCTAAAGAACGTCCATCAGCCCAACGTGGCGGGAATGTGGCTAAGAAGCCCGCGCCAAATTCGTATGAGGCGATGCCGCTTGAGGATCAGCGTATCTGTGACCGCATGGTTAAGCAGTACGGCCTGAAGCGCGAGGACTACGTTAAAAACTATTGGAGCTAATCATGGGACGACCAAGTAAAGAAGAAGTGGCTGCAAGGGCCGAGAAGAAGGAAGTACGCGCACGAATTGATGCCCGCGAATATGCGGAGCGTATTCGTCGTGAGAGGAAGGGTATTACGAGCATCGTGAAGCGTTTACCTGACTTTGGTGACAATCCCGGCTGGAAACGGCGCTGGGTGAATGAAGAGAACGTGCCCCAGCGGAAACATGAAGGGTACAGGTTTGTGACCAAAGATGAAGTAAACGATCCGTCGTTCGACGCTACGCGAGAAGATAACGACCCGTCCAATTATCTTTGTTACGCAGTAGGCGGATTGACGGATCAAGGCAAGTTGCGTCAGGCATATCTCATGGAGATTCCAGACGAAATCGCCTCCGAGTTAGATTTTGAGAAAAGCATCAAACACGTCAAGGTTGCAGAAGATCAGATTCGTAACGGCACGGTGGGGAACCCACAAGCTGCAGGTCAGAGTCGCGTTCCTGACGGCGTTAAAACTCAAATTTTCACTAAATAGGAGGGCTAAATGCCTACTTTGAATGCTCCGTTCGGGCTTCAACCATATCGCGGAGGTGGTTCGTCTGCGTATGCGTTGCAGACCCGTCGTTACTTTATTCCGCAGGCTAACGCCAACGCTTTCTACATCGGTTCGCCGGTGCAGCTTGCCGCTACGTCTGACGCCTTGGGCACTCCCGGCGTTGATGTTAATGCTGGTACTGGCGCTTTTGTTGGCGCAATCGTTTCCATTGAGCCAATCAACGTCGGCGGTACTTCACAGGTTGGCGCGGCGCTGGCGCTTGAACAAGTTTCGATTCCTGCGACCAAGACCCGCGACTACTACGTTTACGTTGCTGACGATCCCAACCAAGTGTTTGAGATTCAAGGCGATGCAACCGGCACGAACCAAATTGCGGCTAACGCGAACAAGTGCGCGACGATGACGATCGCTGCACCGTCTCCCGCTTCGTTCCCCGTGTCGGCAACCGTGCTGAATAGCGCGTCTATCGCAACTACCAACACGCTTAGCCTCAAGTTGTTGGGTTTGTCGCCTCGTCCAGAAGTTAACCGTCAAGGTTACGGCCCGTGGTCGGTGTGGCTTGTCAAGATCAACCAGCACCAGTTGGCTAACGGCGCAACCGGCGTATAAGGGAGAACAAAAATGAGTGGATATATTGGAACAGGCAATCACCCGAAGGCAATGTGGCCGGGTGTCAAGGCTTGGTTTGGCAACTCGTATGACGCTTTTGAAAAGCAATATACCGAGTTGGTTAACTCAATCGACTCGTCTAACCAGAACTACGAAGAAATCGTGCAGGACACGGGCTTCGTAACGGCTCCGGTCAAGGCTCAGGGTACTGGTATTGCGTATGACTCCAACGTGCAGGGTTACACGACCCGCGCAACCCATGTGACGTATGCGTTGGGTTACGCGGTCACGATGGAAGAGTTGCAAGACAACCTGTACGAAAAGGTGTCGATGGCTCGTTCTAAGGCGCTAGCTTTCTCGCACGCTCAGGCGCGTGAGATCGTTACGGCTAACGTACTGAACAACGGCTTTAGCTCGTCGCTCCAAACCATCGGTGACGGTCAGGCTTTCTTCTCGACTGCACATCCGTTTACTTCTGGCGGCACGTTTGCCAACAAGTCAACGGTTGATGCCGACTTGTCGGAAGCTTCGTTGGAAGATGCGTTGATTCTGATTCGTGGTTTCACGACGGATAAGGGTCAGCCAATCCGTGTTCGCCCGATGAAATTGATCGTTGCGCGTCAGAACGAATACAACGCTGCTCGCATCCTGAAGTCTGTGTTGCAAAACGACACGGGCAACAACGCGATCAACGCTATTCGTGCAACCGGCGCTCTCCCAGAGGGTTACATGGTTTGCGACTACTTGACCGACACGAACGCATGGTTTGTTAAGAACCAAATCCCGACCAGCTCCGGCTTCATGTTCTTTGACCGTATGCCGGTGACGTTCGACAAGGACAACGACTTCAACACCAAGAGCGCACTTGCTTCTGCTGTCCAGCGTTTCTCGGTGGCTGTTGCTGATCCTCGCTGTTATTTTGGGTCGAGTGGGTCAAGTTAATGAGCAAGGGGGCGGGGAAACTCGCCCCTTCCATCCTTTGCGCCTTCGGGCGCTGAGTAATCAGCGTAAAGGAGTTTCACAATGTCTTTTAGCAGACCAGTTCGTTACCCGAAGGGTGTATCAAACCAACCTTCGTACTCGCCGCTTGGCGACTTTCCCATTCCTAGCCCATTGGCGGCGCACGTTCTTGTTGATGACTTTGACAACTACACGGCGGCTCAATGGACGGTTACGACAACCACGGGCTCTACCGCGCTAACTGCCGGTAACGGTGGTTTGGTTATCCAATCCACGGCGGCTACGCTTAACGACATTCAAGCCAACGTCAAGACCCCTGCGGCATTTGCGCCGGTTGCGGGTCAGGGTGTGTGGTTTATGTGGCGTGGTCAATTGGCTAACGCCTCGGACTGCACGATGCAAGTTGGCTTGCAGACTGGCGGTACGTTCTTGGCTCCGACGGACGGCATTTTCTTCACCAAAGCAGCGGCGGCAACGTCTGTTAGCTTAGTTGTTCGTGCAGCAGGCACCTCAACGACGGTTGCGATCCCGACGTTCGCGTTTGCCAACGCAACCAACGCAATGCTTGCCTATTACTACGATGGTCGTCAGATTGTTGCGTGGGCAGCAAATAGCCCCTCAACTGGCGTGCCTGTTACTAACCCTGGCACGTCTAACTCGCTGTCGGTTTACACAGCGACTATTGGTACGCAAACCTTAACCAACTTGCCGACGGCTGCGTTGTCGCCTGCGTTTGGCTTGAGCGCGGGTTCTGCTGCGGTTCGCACGATGACGACTGACTACATCTTGGCGGCTAACGAAATCATCCGGTAATGGGTGTGGTGCGGGGGTTTAGGCTCCCGCACTTGTTTGGACGGGGTGGTTGATGAGCTACTTTGCGGCGGGGCAATGGAACGCAGACTGCGATCAATGTGGTCGGATGTTCAAGTCTGGTTCGTTGCGTAGGCAATGGAATGGGCTTTACACCTGTTCGCAATGTTGGGAGCCGAGACAGCCGCAGGACTTTGTTCGTGCGGTCAAGGATAACTCTCCCCCTGAGTATGTTCGTGGTCGAAATTTTGACGGCACAACGGCAAACATTTTGTTCCCGTTGAGCGCACGTCAAACGACGATTGTTGTGGATGACGGCTCTGCATTCCCAAATCAATTCCCATACTTCTGCAACATTCAAGACGACACCGACGAAGAGTTGGTGCAAGTAATCAGCAAGGTTGGTACGGCTCCCGCCTACTTTACGGTGGTGCGTGGGTATAACTCAACCCCGCAGGTGTTCCCATGAATTTGGAGCCGCCGCCAAGTCAAGATACGCCAGTAGATCACCCTCAATTCCGACAGTGGCTATACGCCTTGTGGGAAAAGACGGTTGGCTCAAGCTCGTCTGTCATTAGTGAGATTTTGGGTACGGCTGTTTCTTTTATTCAGGCGGGGCTTGGTGCGGTAACTCGAACCATGCAAGACAAGGCGAGGGAAAGATTTAGCGTTAAAGATTTTGGGGCAGTAGGCGACGGATTTACTGATGACAGTATTGCTTTTGCAAACGCATTTGCGGCGGCAAACAAAGAACTATGGACTCCGGTTGGCAATGGTTATCCGATCACTACGGCTGAGTTGTATATTCCGCCCGGCAATTACATTGTCAGGACGGGTTTAACTGCTAGTACCCTGAATTGTTCAATTGTCGGCGCTGGCCGTGAAAATGTGCAAATCCAAATTGGCGCGGGGCAATACTTTGTCACGGCAACGACAAAAGTTCCTCAATTTACGTTGTCAGGGATTTCGTTTAGCGGTGGAGCGGGCATTGTCAAATACAGTAGTAGCGCAGTCAATGTTCAAGGCCACATCAACATCAGGGACAACAACTTCTTTGGTTATACCGAGTGCGCACTAACTAGCTTTTCTGTGGATTTCCCATATTGGAAGATATACAACAATATCTTCTACGGCACTACGACCTCCAAGGGAATTGCATTAGATGGCTTAGTTGATCAGAGCGAAATTGCCAACAATAGCTTTTTGCTGAATAGATACTCAGTGAAGTTGGGGCAAGGAGGCAACAACGCAAAATTGTTTGACAACGATTTTTTGCGTTTTACCAATGGCGGCGGCTCTCCAATACTTGTTGATGTTTGGATAGTGCCCAACCCATTTAACGGTGGATTAGGGTACATCAACTCTGGGGAGGGGTTTCATAGTTTTAGCAACAAGTATGGGAACGAAAACCTAAATGCTGCCGACATTCGCGTGCTATATGCAGATGAGGCGGCGGGAACAAACTTTGCTACCAAAAATCACGCGACAACGGTAAGCACAGGGTTTATTACCGGGCATTCGTTTGAGCGCGATTTTATTAATGGCGTGTCAAACATGACGCGGGGGTTCATTTACTCTTACACCCCAAATGTTCGTGACATAAAAATATCGGAAGTGTTTGGGTCTGCAAAATATCCATTCGTACTTCAATACGATGCTGGCGTTACGTTTAGCGAGGATCGGCTTAATACGCTCAATGCGTTGGATTTGTCGCAAACGGTTGATTGGCCAGAAACACCGACCCCCAATTGGAGCAACTATCCCGGTGCGGGAACTGTTATTGATCCGTTCGGGCTGCTTTCGGGGCAAGCGTCGCACGTTAATGATAAATCTGGTGCTGATGCAGGATTTACATCATTGGTAAGCGCAAGCCTTCCAGTTCCTTTAATGTCTTTGGCTCTTGCAACGCGAGGCGTAATTGAAGATGCGGTAAGTGATTACAACGCTGGCGATATTACTTATTCTTCTGCATCCGGCGTAATTTTTGCATCTTCTGCTGCCGCAACTGCTGGACGTAGATGCTGGATAGAGTTTGATGTTCAAACCGCTATTGCTACGCCATTAACGTCTGTCAGATTGGACGTGTATTCGTCTGGAACGGTTACGCCAATTTTGCGTCGATTTGTGGCAATTCCTACCACATGGCAAACCGTTAGATTTTCTTTTGTTCCGTCAATTAGTGGGTCGTTGTCAATTCAATTTTTTCCTGGCGATTATGTTGCGGGAACTAAAACGCGAGTTTATTTAGGCAGGGTTCGTGTTTATCACGCAAGCGACCCTTCTGATGCTGGCTCAATATTCAAACAAGCAAGAGCTGCTTGGACACCAGGCGCTATTGCTGCTGGTGGGCGAGTAACAACCGCAGTTTTAGTTCCAGGAGCTGCATTTGGTGATTTAGCTGTTGCTTCATTTAATTTAGCGTTAGGTGGATTAACCATATCGGCGGAATCCACAACAAACATTGTGAACGTTACTATAGCAAACAACACTGGTGGAATTGTTACGCTTGGGGCTGGTACGGTTTTGGCTAGGGTTTACAAAGACGCAAACCCATAAGGATTTGTATGGCGACAACTAATACTACTGGCTTTACCGTAACCACTTCGCAGATCATCTCTTATGCCCTTCGGAAGATCGGCAGATTAGGGGCAGGTGCGTCTCCAACGACTGAGGACAACACTAATTTGTTGTTTTCGTTAAACCTGATTTTGAAATCTTTAGCGGCTCAGGGATATCAAGTCTTTACATACAAGACGGCGAGTTACACGCTTCCCGCCTCTACTGCCTCGGTCACGATTGGGCCAGCGGGGACAATCGTTGCGCCGCGCCCTGTCCGCATTTCGCAAGCGTGGATTCGTGATTCAAACAGCATTGACCAGCCGCTAGAGCCATTGTCTCGCAGCGACTACAACAACCTTTCAAACAAGACCTCAACGGGCAAACCCGTAAACTTTTACTACGACGCTCAAGTGGTAAATGGTTCCACATGGAACAATTTGGGCACGATTTACTTTTGGCCTTTGCCTGACGTTGCAACGTATTCGCTTCGTATTTCCTACCAAGCGCCGATTCAGGACGCGGGCGCAACGACCACGGAATTTGAGTTGCCGCAAGAATGGTTCTTGGCGCTCGGTTGGCTGTTGGCGGCTGAAATTGCGCCTGATTATTCCGTGAACCTCCAAAAGATCGACAGAATAGAAGCAAAGGCACAACAACTTCTTGAAAAGATGACGGACTTTAATCGTGAAGAGGCTAGTGTTTATTTTACGGCGTCTCCTGAGATGGGTATGGGGGGAAATCTTGCCGTTTAATCAGGCGGGCGATTCGCTCAATATCACGAACTCGTTAGCCGCTGATGTTGCCTCGCGCACATCGGCGGGTGGTGCTATTTACACCAAAGACTCGTACATCATTAACGGGTACATTGAGCAAGACCCCAACTCTAGCGACTTAAACGTGGTGAAGCGCCCTGCGCTATCTACGGCGTTTGGTGGCTCAGGTGGATCGTACTACCCTGCGGCTCCTGGTGGTCTGTGTACCGGACAAGGCTTGTTCAACTACACGCTGAATGGCGTAATTGGTCTATGGGGTTTTGCGAACAACACGCTTTGGCGAGTGGATGGCTCGACCATTCTGTACGGCTCGGCCTCTGTCAGCGCTTGGTTGAATTACTCGCCTAGTCCGCAAATTACAACTGTGTTTGAAAAATCGGCAACGCCAATCGTTTTCAAGAAACAAATCATGCTAGTTGGCGGTCGTGATTCGGCAACAAACGTGTATTTGTCATCGGTTCAAAGTTCGTTTGATGGGCGCAATTGGACACAGTTGACTCAGGCGGCTCCGTGGGGCGCTGCGCTAGGTGTGTCTGGTCGGTCAAGGCCAAATCTTGCCGTGCTGAACAATCGTTTGTATTTGATGAACGGCGCTAATGTAAACATTAGTTTAGCGGGTGGTACGGTTTTTAATGATTGCTGGTCAACAGAAGATGGGGTGGATTGGCGTCAAGAAACTGACGATATGGGAACGGCTTCTGGGATATTCCCACGCACTCGTTGTGCAACGGTAGTGTTTAACGGCACGATTATGATGATTGGTGGGCAAGAGTCCACCGGCACAACAACCGCGATCACTAATACGATTGTCTACTCTTACGGGGGAAAGTATTGGGTTAAGGGCTTAACCCCGCCCTTTGGGATCCGTATGGATCACGCCGCTTGTGTTTACAACGGCGCAATCTACGTTATTGGCGGGGGGGATGGGGGGGTTGGTTACTACACCGACTGCTGGAAATCAACAGACGGGCAAAACTGGACTAACGTGTATTCGTCTGGGTTTGCGGCTGGGCATCAATTTTCGGCGCTGCTTGTCTATCAAGGGCGTATGTACGCAATTGCCTATTCGGACAATGGCGCAAACGCTAGACGTATTTATTCCTCTACCGATGGAACAACGTGGACGCCTTTAGCTACCCCGCCGTGGACTGCGGGGAGACAAATGGCCTCTGTTGTCTATTCTGCTCCGGCTGGTGTGTACCCAATTCAGTACCCATCAGAAACCATTTACGGCATTGACCAAACAAACAACACCGTTTACCACGCGACGCTAGACACCAATATGTCGCTGTCGTTTCCCATCGCAACGGCGGCGTCGGTAACAACGCAATTCCAAACCCGCGTGATGAATGGCGGTCAGTATTTGTTCATCAAGAACACTTCTGACGGCTGGTACTTCACCGCAGGCACGATGAATAAGATTGTGGACGCGGCATACCCTAGCTCGACGGTTCGGGGTGTCGCCTATCTAAACTCGCGTGTGTATGTGTTTGACACACAAAGTCGTATTTGGGGTTCGGAGCTAAATGACCCTTCCCGTTGGAATGGATTGAACTTCATTCGTGCCGACTTCTCAGGGGACGGCGCGGTAGCGATTGCAAAGCACCAGAACTACGTTGTGGCGTTCAAAGTGCAGTCAATGATGTTTTTCTACGACAACGGAAACGCGATTGGTAACACGCTATCCCCCGTGCAGAACGCAAACGCTTTCGTAGGATGTGGCGCGGCGAACTCCGTGGTGGAGATGGCGAATACCGTGTTCTGGGTGTCAACCTACGGCGGTCTGCGTCGTTCCGTTTCCAAGTTGGTAGGGCTTACACCTACCCGCGTATCGACGGACGATATTGAGCGTCTCCTTGATTCCAACCCGTTCTCAACCGTGTATGCAATGAGTCTGAAAGTCGGCGGTCAGGAGTTGTACGTCCTGAGCATGATGGACTCTCCGGCAACCACACTCGTTTACAACAACACAACGGACAAGTGGTTTATCTGGTCGTCGGGAGCTGATGGTGTCACGACGGGCACACTTCCTTTCCGTGGCATCAACCGTGCGGGTCTAGGGCAGATCACCTACATCCAAGACCAAAAGACAAACGGCGTGTACGCGCTCAACGACTCGGCGTTTCAGGACACCGACCAAAACAGCGTAGTTACCGCTATTACGACCGTACTCCAACCGCCCAAGGTTGATATGAACACCGCACAGCCTAAGTTTGTGGCGTCGGTTGACTTGGCGGGGGATCGGTATGCGTCAAGTAACCCTGTGACGGTTGAATATTCCGACGATGATTGGAATACCTCAGTCACATGGGGGACGTGCGATATGTCGCTAGACCGACCACAAGTGTACCGTGGTGGTTCATATCGCAGACGTGGTTATCGCTTTACACATACTGCAAACCAACCGCTTAGATTGACTTCCTACCGGCAGACGATGGAGCCGGGGGACGTTTGACTTTGTAGTTTGTTTGTGGTAGGCTACGCCCGCGCCTGAGTCGTTCGGACTCTTGCCGCTAGACAAGATTTATCTATCTCCAATCTTTTCTAGGGCAATTCATGGCGCTTCCACAAGCGAAATCTCAAGGCGTGGTGACTGAACAAGTCCCAATGTCCGCCATCTTCAAGTTAGAAGATGAGATTTGCAAACTCCCGCAATCCGAGGTTCCGGTGAAGCATTACTTCACGGACGGGATGTATGCGCGCGAGATGTTCATTCCTGCCAACACC